ATAGGTATAACCCACTTTGATTTACCCCTATTTGAGTACTAGCAGTTAAAGTACTACCGTTTGTATATTGAGCTACATTAAATGCAACCACTTGGGGGGTATTAATTACAGATATAAGCTGGTCTGTATTATTTTGATAAGAACCATAAATAGTGTGTAAATAAGCGCCACCAGATTGACCTAAAATACCGCCGGTAACGTTATCTAACTGATTAAAGTAAAGGCGTAGGATACGAATAAACTCATCCATAAAGCGTTGGTCGTACTCAATAGGGGATACTGGTAGCCGTGGAGCTACTGGTTGTTGTATCGAGTTGACTTGTTTAGATACAGTAGCCATCAACGTCTGCCGTCAGGTCTAACATCAAGTCTTGGGACACCTAGTTGCCATTGTGTACCTATAGTATTTGATTCAATCTTAAATGCCATTTGACGCCCACGCATCCGCACATAAGCATACTCACTAAATTGCTGTACTTCATAAGTGCGTTGGTTTTGGTAGTTTTGTGTACTTATTACTGCAGGGTTATCGTCTTGACCATATGCAGAGCCGGGGTTTTGTCGAGGGAGTACTGTGAAATTTAATACGGGGTTTGCATTTGTTGAACCATTAAACGAAACGTCAGGAATAATTCGCCATACAAATCCAAAGTTATGCCCATCCCCAATATCAAAGTCAGAAGACTGGATAAATGAGTCAATAGCTGTCGGTGGGTTTGTTTCGCCATTATTAACCCCGTTTTCATGGTATATCAAAGTAGAGTAGGTCGTACTTCCGTTAATATAGTTAGCCGCTGTAGGGGTTGAACGTAAAGCGCTATCTAGCCAAGCTGTACGTTGCAAATTACCATAATACCAAATACGCTCAAGATGATTATAGATTACATACCGGTCAATATAACTAGAAGTAGAAGAACAGTAGTACCACCATATTTCATTAAAACCTTCGTTAGTGCCCGAAAAGAATTGGGCAGACTGGGTCATGTTAATATCTTGGTAAACATACTCCCGCAAAGTACAAGGTAAGGTTTCAACACGCCCAGAGTACATATAGAACTTATCTTGACCCATCCAGTAAGCGATGTTATTTACTATAGACACTGTATTAGATGCAATAATAGAAATATTATCTGCAAGGAGTTGGAATCCCCAAACATAGGGAGCACCCAAATACTGCATAGAATAAATAGCTGCATCTGTATAGATTAAAATTTCTTGTCGAGATTGGTACGCAGCGATAATAGAAGAACCGTGGCTTAACAAGTAACTACCTGCTTGGTTAGTAACCGAAGGGGTCCAAACTAAAACACTTTCTTGGTCAGACCAACGAAGTAGCATTGGATTTTGTATAGAGGCACCGTAGTCATTAGTACCAAAAGCAATAGTAAATCGGCTAGCATCGGATACTAAAATATAGTTAGCCATAAGCGGGGTATCTATATCACCTAGCCACCATTGTACTGAATTTTGAGAATTTGAATTTGTACTTGATAAAACTTGAGCTACGTTATACGTATTAGCGTTAGCAAGGTCAACAACCCAGTAGTAAATAGGACCGCCGCGTGGGTTAAATAAAAGATTCTGACCAAAATTAGCTTGGCTCCATAGACGCAACTGAACACCAATACCAAGACCTGCAGGGGCAGATATACCCCACCCTGTAGATACATATCCAGTAGTTACCCCAGACCAGCCACCAGCGCCCCAACCAACGCTAGTTGTATAAATATCACTACCTGTAGTAATCTGATAAGTTGATATAATTACTGAACCGCCAGTACCAGTATCAGAAGAAGTAGCAACAACAGGTACAGTAATACTAAAAGTGGACGAAGAAATATAAGTAATTTGATAGCCAGTTATTACGTTTAAAACTGCCGCTGTTACATTACCGCCAAGACTTACAGCGCCACTAAAAGTAACCCAGTCACCTGTTTGAGCGCCGTGTCCTGCATCGGTTACAGTAATTGTAGATAGCCCTGTAGTAGCTGCAAAGGTAGTATTACCAGTAGGGGCAATATAGCGAATAGGGGTTATATCGTATTCATATCCACCAGTACCATTTTGGACATAGAACTTTTGATTAGTTCCGATACCCATGTAGTTATAGCCATTGAGCCCAATCCAGTTCCATAGTGAACGAGCCACACCGACTAGATTACCACCAGTTATTACAGTACCACCATCTAATACCCAGCCACCTAGCTTTTCAACTTGGCCAGAACGAAAACGAATTTTATCGCCAAAATACCAACCGCCTTCATTGGCAAGTGTAGTTCCTTCAAGATTTTGACCCGGACGAAATTGTAGTTTTTGTAATGGCATTAGTAGGTATCCAGTGCTTTTTGTGCAAGTGCAGTCTTAGCTACACGTTCATCGTATCCAGTCATACCCCCATTAACTCGGCGAGTAATTTCTTTTATGTCACCAATATCTGCAATAGGGTTAAGACCCTTTTTCCCCCATACCCACCCAGCGGATAGACAAGCATATTGAGGAGTAAGAATAATATCAGGATTTGTAATAGTATCAATCCCAAGAGCTGAACCGCAAAATAAATACGCATCTTTGCCAGTAAGTTGTATAACACCGCGCCCCCTAAATTTAAACCCATCACCTTCTTCGGTATTACCCATACGACCTGCATATACTTTATTTGCTATCTTCTCAGGGTTATTAGCATACTTATCAGCAGTATCATGGTCAGGAAAACGGCTAGGCCAGACACGCATAAGGGCATTAGCTGAGTAGTATAGGTTTTCTTCTAAAGTCTTAAAGTTATTAGACTCGTGCATACATTGCCCTAGGAAAGCAGCTTGACGTTTAGTAGTGCTTATACCATATTTAACAAAGGTATCCATAAGCGGTTTGTACCATTTATCAGCGTCTATGCCAAGGAAAGTTAGCTGCTCAGGACTCATTTAATACCAATCTGTTCATTAAGCCATTTTTGTAATTCAACTAGCATTAGCGTGGTTTGGGAGCAATTTCCAGCAAGTTCATTGTAGGCGGAGATAACATCAGCTGACTTGGGGGCTGTGGAAATACCGGACATGGTACTGCTATTGGGGTTGTTCCACACGCTAGTAGACTTATAGTAGTTGCGAAGAGCAACAAGCTTAGCTTCGTATTCATCAGAAATTCCTTTAGTTACAAGTTCGTGTTGCTTTTGGATTGACTCCGTTTGCGCCTGCTGTTTCTCTGCTGCAATTTGTATTGCCATTTTGTATGCAGTAAAATCCCTATCCCGCATATGCCAACCAGCAAAAAACACCAAGCATATAGCAAAAACAATAAGTCCAGCTTTGACGAGATTTGCATAGTTACCTAAAAGACCCCACATTATTGAGGCTCCGCATCTTTTTTCATCATAACGGCAGCCCCATGTGCGCCGGCAACAATACCAAACGCTTCTGCTAACTCTCGTAGACTAACAGCGCCATGTAGCGCCTCATATCCAGCTAAGGCAATCACTGCAAGTAAACAAATTAACCAACTCCACCGTGCGATATCTTGCGTGTGGTTATCCTTACCAGTAAGAAGCTGGGTTAAGAACTCTTTCATTTTGCTTTAGATTTGCGTGTCGTTTTTTTAGCAGCAGCTTTAGCCGTTGTTGCTTTAGATAACAATTCCCGTGTTTTTTTCACCCGCTTTTTTGGGCGTGGCTCAAAATCTTCACTAACTGCAGGAAAAGGCCACGCAGCTAAAGCGCCAACTTCTACTTTAATTTTTGGCATATAGCCAAGTTTGTCAAATAACCAATTAATAGCAAACATTTTAGAATCCTTCTGGTTTAGGGTATTTTTCTTTTATTGCTTTAATTTTTGTTAACATATCTGCCGCAGCTTGACCGCCTGTTAATAACGCCTCCATTTGTTCTTGTTGTGTAGGCATTTCAGCAGTCATTTTAAGGTCTAAAGGTAAATTATCCATAAACTCTTTTTGTTTTTGTAGTTGTAGCATTTCAAACTCTTCATTACTTAAAAGAACTTTACCCCCAATTAAATGGTCTTGTGAACCATCTTCTTCGTAACCATATAAATTGTTATTTTCATCTTTATAGTGTTTCATGTTTTACCTTTAAAAAAGTTCTACCCAATTATATGCGCTATTACCAGAACCAATATAATAAGAAGCTCCTGGAGGTACAATAAATATAGTTCCACCCTGTGCCCCAGCCCCATTAAACTGCCAGTACCATTGGGTAATTTGAATTCCATTTACAACGCCTTGCATATAAGGGGAAGAACCAGCAGGACCATTAGTAGCGGATACCATAATTGGATAGCTATAGGAATTTGTGTACCCAACATTTACATTTTTTCCTACACCTTGCCAAGTTTCACCAGTAATACCAAGACCTAATTTAGTTTTACCAAATACTGCATTGGCATTTGAAGCTGTTGTAGCGTTGGTAGCATTTGTGGCATTTACCGCATTGGTAGCATTAGCTGCAGTTAGTCCATAAGACCCCGTAATCGTACCACCAGTAATTGCTACATTATTAGCATTTTGGGTTGACATAGTACCTAAACCACCAGCTACATTTTGAACAAAGGCAGTTGTAGCAATTTGGGTTGTATTAGTACCTCCCGCCGCTGTTGGGGCTGTTGGAGTACCTGTTAAAGCTGGGGATACAGAAAATACTAAAGTGCCTGTACCTGTCTCATCTGTTACAGCAGCAGATAAATTAGCAGAAGTTGGAGAACCTAAGAATGCAGCAACACCAGTACCTAATGAAGTTAATCCAGTACCCCCATTGGCTGCAGATAATGGAGTGCCGAGAGTTGCAGTACCAGTAACAGCTAAATTACCGCCAATGCTTAGATTACCTACAATAGTATCATTACCGTAAAAACTTGTGCCGTCTGACCAGACCCATACTTTAGCACCTGCAGGTATAACTACACCTGACCCTGCTGCTGTTGTATTTCCGATAACTGTTGAGTTATAGAATGTTGCTGTATAAGCCGTGTTGTTCCAGACAATATATTGTTTAGATACAGGTGGGGCAAAGATATTAAAGTTAGCGCCTAGAGAACCCGCATTTAGCTTTAAAGTAGCATAAACAGATTGGTCGAGGGCAGAGTTTGCAGATGGGCCATTAACGTATGTAAGTACTTGATTATTCGAGGTTGGAGTTACTGTAACTGCTACATAACCAGCAATGGCTGATTCCAAAATGTATTGGAAGTTTGAGTTTGTAGTTGAACCCCAAGTACCAGCTTGGTCTCCAGAACCGATAAGCTCAGTTCTTAATATTGGTGAGTATGAAGAGGACATGTTTTTCCTTTATTCCTGCGTATTATTAATTGAAATCCAGTTTGTAGCTTGGGTATCTACAATTCTAAACCAACCACGACCTACCGAGGAGTCTACTAGTATAAACGCTTCAGCCGTAGTAGGGTTAAACGCTACTTGAACATCTTCTATAGTAGTTAAAATAAACGCTTCATTTACTGTTGGGTTAAATGCAGCACGTCCAGCTTCAGTATCTGCTAGTGTAATAGCCTCTGTTATAGCCATAAAGAACCCACGGAACGCATTTTGGCTGTCAGTAAGGACAATGGATTCTGCCGTTACCCCATACATTGTGGCTATGCCAACTGGATTATCTACTAAAACAAGCGCTTCAGCATTAGTTATATTAAATGCTACTTGCGAACTAAATACTTCTGCAAGGGTTATTGTTTCTGTAATATTAGCAAATTGAGCTTTGAAAGCATCAAATACATCTGATAGCGTAATAGTTTCAGTCATCGTGCCATACATCGTGGCAATACCTACAGGGTTATCTACTAGCGTTAATGTTTCAGCTTGAGTAGGTCCCCAATCCATACGAGATACAGCACAAGCATCTATGAACGCAAGGGTATCTGCAGTATCTACAGGGCGTACTGTTGCAGTAAACGGGGTTACCGTTGAAAAAGGCAGTACCGAGAAACCCTGAAAACCTAGCATTTAGGTCGCCCAAACTCTCTGTGGGTAAGGACTAGGTTGTACCGCATAAGGCAGTAATGGGGTAGCATCTTCAGAGTCTAATACCAATACATTCGCACCAAAGTTAGGCTCGGGGTAGGGTACTGGGACATAATCTTCAGGAGTAGGAATAGGTGCTGGTTCGTATACTGTACCAAGAATGTTAATGTTTTGGTAGTTTGGGGTTACTTGAGAGGTAGCCTCGGTGATTACATTGCCATCTTCGTCCAGCGTTTCTGGAGCAACTGTAGTTGTGTATAGAACAGAGTTAGCTTGTTCTGCGTCTGTGAATGATAAATAGTATGGAGTTGCCATGATTAGCTTCCTGTGAGGGCGATGAGGTTTGTGGATGTAAGGGCTGTTGGGTAATAAGATATTTTCTTAATATACGAAACACCAGAATTGTTTGGACTAGCTATAGTTATATATGTATTTGAAAAATATGCTTTGTTGTACGCAACAGTTGACCCACTTGTGCCATTAAAACTGCTTATTTGTGTGCTTGCAATACTTGATTGAGCTACAGCAAATTTACAATTTTGATTTGCAGTAAAAGTAGTTGCATTAGTGGAATAATTAGTTCCATCATAAGTAACCACAGTATTGTTATAGTTATACATCATATTTGTATTTATATTAGAACCAATAACGCTTCTGTTAGCGCTAAATAAACTTGGGTATTGAAAATTTACATACCATGTATTTTCAGAACCAGCGTACCAACTACTAAAGTTAGTCCCTGTCATACTTGCACTATCAGCACTCCGAATTACTTGGCTTGCTTGTGTGGGAATATAGGATGTTGGGAAGGCAAGGGCTTCTAGTTGTGCGCCCCATGTAAATACTCCTGAATAACCATCTCCTGTATATGTTTTTGTATTGTCGGCAGAAGCTGGCCCAAATCGTACTCCAGCAGAAGTTCCGCTAGATGTGAATGTCATTGAGCAGCGATACCAACCATTTCCAACTGAAGTGATTGTTGCACTTGGACTTCCTGTTCCACTTACTGTGCCTACAACACCAGTTGATAAATTAAAATAAGCCTGTGCGGATACACCTGAATTTTCTAAAATATAACCCCAAGTTCTTTCACCAGCTTTCATATAGACTGTGGTTGTATATGAAGTAGCAGTAGTTACAGTTACACCTTCTTGAAGATAATGAGCTACGCTTGCAGTTGTATTTTCAACAATTTTAGTTGCTGTTAATGTCCCATCAGGAGCAATTTTGGTATTGGCATTTACAGTACAGTTAACTTGTCCCCAAGCTGCATTATCTAATGCTCCAGAGTAAGTAACCAAATTCGTACTCTGTTGCTCAATCAATAATCCCAATGATGTCCTTGCTACTGGGTCATGGTCAAACCTTGCTTGGTTAGTTGGTGCAGTAAGAAGAACAGGGATGTAGTTAGTGATTGCTGTGGTTGTAGTAGCGTTGTAGGCTGTTACGGATGAGCGTTGTTCTAGCTGTGCGCCCCATGCGTAAAAGTTTGCAGCAGCTTGGCTTGATGGGGAAGATGTTGGCCTTGTATCCAACCCAATAATAAAATATTGAGCGCTTCCTGAAGTAAATGGTAAAGAAAACCTTTGCCATGTAGTTGTTAAATTGCAAGCAACTGAGGTTCGTACCCCACTAATTTCAACTTCTAAATATGCTGTACAAGTTCCTGATACGCTTTGAAGCCAAATTGATTCTGTGCAGTTTAATCCTGAAGGGGTAGAAAAAGCCTGATAAGAATAACAAAATTGCCCAGATGTTATAGCGCTACAGTTTATTTGAGTAGCAGTAGTTGTTCCATCAGGGGCTGTTCCAGCATTATTTGTAACAGTAGGCGCAGAAACACCATTAGCCGCAGTTCCCCAAGGAGTTGTAGCTAATGCCTGACTCTGCAACAACAAATTCTGCTCTGCCAACGCAGTAGTATTGGCATCATAGTACGCAGCAGTTGTAGGTCTGCTAAAGGTAATGCGTGGGTCTAGTTGCTCTGTGTTAGCAAAGTCTAATGAAAGACTTGGGCGGATTGTTGGGTAATTAGCTGAGATGGTCATTATGCAACCCTATATGTAACAAAAGTATTGGTAGCGGTTTTTACTGTTCTAAATGTGGCTGAAGTAGTAATAGCAAGCACTCCTGAGCCTACTAGCGTATTTGCTGTCCCACCGGAAACTGTAACAATACCTACTGCTGAACCTGCATTGATGATAGTCCAATCAAAAGATTGATTAACTAAAAGTAGACCACCTAAAATACCAACATCAGTTAATGTGCCTGTAGGTAAAGTAAATGCTACTGCTACTGCGCTAGTAGTTGTGATAATCCGAGTAAGTAACTGGGCTACAGTTAAAGTGGCAGAAGCATTAACTGCTGAGGGTGTTGGTTGGGCTACAAATAAATTGGTTAGGTTCTGTAAATTAGAAGCAGTACCGCCACCAATATTGACATTGTTGGCATCTTGCCAAGCTATAGTCCCAAGGTCACGATTATAGGGTACTTGGTTCTTATCCGAGCCAATGAGTTTTTTAGTTGCCATTATGCAGTCATCTCCTGTAGTTCAGCGCTGGATAGTGCAATGGGGAAGTAAGTTACTTTCTTTAGCCAACCATTACCTATTGGGTTGGCTGAATTTCCAAAACACATTAGGTATAAGTTATTTACAGTAGGGCTACTACTAAAACTTCCACTAAAACCAGTTACTACTGGGTTAACTGAATTAATAGTTCCAGTAACAGTTAGTGTTGAACTATTCCATGCTATAGCTGCTTGATAAGTTGGTGAGGGGATAAAAGGTAAAGCATATCTATCGCTGGTACTATCACCCCAACCCCAGATATTAGACCCAATATTTCTAAAATAAGAAGTCCAAGGACCCACTCCAGAACCTAAAATTGCATAAGAAGGTATTACATTTTGTATTTGGCTAAATTTAGCGTAAAGAGTACCGTTATTTGCACTCACAATATTACCACCAACATAAGCGTAATCTTGACTCCTAGTAACCTGACTAGCTACTGTTGAGATATATGAAGTAGGGAAAGTTCCCGCTTCTAGTTGTGCGCCCCAGAGATATACAGAACCCCAGCCATTTCCAGCGTAACTATAAGTAGCATCAGCAGAACACAAGTTAAACACAATGTTGTTTGTTCCAGCAAAAGCAGTAGAAACTGAAGCAGAACAACGATACCAACCATTGCCAACTGAGGTAATCGTAGCAGTGAGGTTGGTTTGTACTGTACCTAATGTACCATTTGCAAGATTAAAAAAAGCATATCGTGAAGCCCCGCCTGAATCTTGTATTCTAATAGATAACCAAGTCCTGCTATTGGCTTTGGCATAGACAGAAGCGGTAGTGGCAACTGCTGTAGTAGTCGGTCCTTGATAAACACGATGCTCACCTGTGCTTGTATCTTCGGTTAAAAGAATGGCAGTTTGAGTTCCGTCAGGGGCTATATCAGATGCTAATGTTCCTGTTGCTGTTGTATAAGTCCATCCACTAGCAAAAGCACTTTGAAGAATTAAATTAATCCTCTGCTCCTCAATCAACAATCCAAGACTCTCGCCAGTTGTAGGGTTGCAGTCAAAGCGAGCTACTCCAGATGCAGCAGTTTGAAGTGCTGGAATGTAGTTGGTTAAGGCTGTAGTAGTCGTTGCGTTGTAAGCTGTTGCAGAAGCTCTTTGTTCTAGTTGTGGAAAAGCTAAAAAAGTGCTACCAAAACCACTAGCATTTCTATCTTGTGCGATAAAAAATCCACTAACGGCAGTTCCAGATGGTGTAAAAGTAAATGTATATTGAGTCCATGTAGATGTTGGGGTATATGAGCCGTATGATACATTCGGACCATTTGCAAAAACTTGAAGCGTATTAGTTGATGTTCCTGCTTTTGCCCAAAATGAAATTGTATAAGTTGTACCATTAACAGGTAATGCTGAAGTTGGAATAAATAAACCACCATATTGCGCTGTTGGAGTAAATAAACAAGCCGTTGTACCTCCATTTGGGTCAGTTTGGCTTAGTGTGTTTGTTGCATTTAAAGCTGTCCAATAAGTAGCATTAAATGTGGTTGAATAAGTCAACAAATTCTGCTCAGCCAATGCAGTAGTAACACCATTGTAGTAAGTCGCTGTTGTTGGACGTGAGAAGGTGATGCGTGGGTCAAGAGTCTTGCTGTTAGCAAAATCAAGAAGTAAGCTCGGACCTTCATTGGTCGTATTAGTTGTCTGCTGTACGTTTACCTGAGTAACATCAGCTGCGTCTTGAAACGCCATACCGCCTAAGTTTTTATTAGTGCTGACCTGTGATGGCGCAGAACCAAGTAGTCTTTTTATGGTCATAATGTCATTTCCTGTAATTCTGCATTAGATAGGGCAACTGGGTAGTATTGGAGTTTTTGTATCCAACCATTTATTTGAAATGCCCCTGAATAATCTGAACCTATTTTTAAGTTTGTCATTCCAGAGGGGACTGCTCCAGAAAGAGCTGAGCTTACAGAAGAGTTATTTACAGAGCTTACAAAAGAATTAGGCTTATAGCTCATTGATTCTTTATTAGGCACACTTGGTGTCGCTGTACCACTTAAAACAGCCAAGTTAGTTCCGTTTGTAGTAACAACTCCATATAGTAATCCAGAGTTAAAATGCTCTCTAATTACGTTACTAGAAGTTCCATCGTTAATAGATAAAATACTAAAAGTTGTTGCTAGTGCAGTATTTGATGAAACCGCTTGACTGTAAACAGTACCTTGCCCAATGCTATACCAGCTAGAAAAGTTAGTTCCAGACATAATGGCTGTTTCAGCAGAACGGACTACTGTAGATGCTAATGTTGGGATATACGATGTTGCAAAAGCTCCAGCTTCGAGTTGAGCACCCCAGATGTAAATGCCTGAGTAGCCATCACCAAGTGTTGCTACTTGTGAACTTGTGGCAACTGGATTTGCATAAATATAAATACTATATGAACCACTAAATCCCGTAGTTGTTAAAGTAAATCTATACCAACCATTTCCGATGCTTGTGGAAGTGCAATTATGTAAATTAACTACAATATTGCCATTTGTTAAATCGAATCCTGAATTGTTTTGAGTGCCTGATGCATTTTCCATTCGAACTGTAACACCCGTATATTCTCCTTTTTTTGCGTAAAAAGAAAATGTGTTATTTACAGCTGACGCAGAAATGTTTGATACCCTACCAAAGTAATGAAAAGCTGTTGTAGCAGTTCCTACTATTTTTCCTGCACTATTTGTTCCATCAGGAGCAATAATTGATGGTCCTAAAATAGAAGCATTATATGACCATGCAGAACTTTGCGTAAAGTCTTGGCTATAAGTCAACAAATTACTCCTACTCTCCTCTATCAACAAGCCATTCGGTGTTCCTGCTGTTGGGCTAAAGTCAAGGCGTGGTGCATTGATAGCTGCAGTTTGTAGTGCTGGGATGTAGTTGGTAAGGGCTGTAGTTGTTGTAGCATTGTAGGCTGTGGCGGATGAGCGTTGTTCTAACTGTGCGCCCCAGAGGTAGCTAGTAGTTCCAACAGTTGTCAGAGTGCTTGCATCATTATCAGCCAGCCCAATAGCAGTAGTAACTGCACTATTTGTTGCAAAAGCCAAAAATGTAACAACACACCGATACCAACCATTACCTACAGAAACAATAGAAGAAGAAATAGCCCCTGTATTTTTAGTTCCAACAAGACCAGTAGAAACATTAAACCAAGCAAGTGCTTGTGGAGTTGCGGAATTTTGCTGAAAATAGATATAATTTGATGTTCCAGCTTTTGCATAAACACTTAAAGTATAAACTTGACCTGCTATGTAAGGCATATTTTGATATGACTGTCCACCACCAGCGTTAGCAGCAGTCATTGTTGCCGCATTAGTACTTCCAGTTGGGTCAGTAATAGAACCACTTACAACAAGGGTATCTTGATAATTTGACCACCCGCTAGCAAATTGGCTTTGTAAAAACAAATTCTGCTCTGCCAATGCACTAATGTTTGGACCGTAGTAGGTAGCAGTTGTGCTTCGTGTAAATGAAATTCGTGGGTCAACAATCTTGCTATTAACAAAGTCTAAGTTCAGCGTAGGCTCTACATCACTAATCTGAGTATCGTAGTAAGGGTTGCTACTAATGGTGTCAACTACATCTTCAAATGCCAGCTTGCCAAGGTATTGGTTTAAAGGTACTTGATTAGGGGCTGTACCGACATCGGACTGGTCTACATATCTGCTGGCTGGGGATGTACAAAATACGTTTTTAGAGTTTGCTGCAAAGCTAATAAGTGCGGTTGTACCCGATGAGTTGGCGTACACAGTGGTACGTGACAGAGTTGAGCCTGTCAAAAGCGTACCAATACCTACTTCCCAAGTTAATGCTGTTGGGTCGTAAATAGTGTAATAAGTCTGGTTACCTACACCTACACCGACAGTAAATGATTGATAGCCAGAACCCGCACCCGCAAGAGTTAAGGTTCCAGTACCAGATGTGGTCGATGTTTCAAGGACACGGTCTGCAACTACAATCGCCATAATAGGCCCCTAAATTAAGAAGCTGAGAGCGTGTAAGTTACGTTAATAGTATCACCAGAAGTAACCGTTTTTGAACCAGCAGTGAAATCACCGGCAGAGAACAAGATTCCTGTTGTGTTATCAATCGTAGAAGAACCACCTACGTTAATGAACGCACCAGCAACAGTACCCGCACCAGTCATAGTAAATACAACCGCAGTAGCAGTAGCTTTAACAGATGGGTTAGCAACAGTAGCAGCAGCAAATGTTGGAGTTTTGCGTGTGCCAGAGTATGTAGGAGCATTAGTAGCACCCACTTCTAACCAGCTTGCATGTGAAGCTTGAGTATCCGCAACTACTGCAGTACCAGTACCTTTTAAGCCCATTACGATAGCACCAGCAGCAGCGTTGCCCAAGTAAGCATCTAGTAAACTTGCACGGCCTACGTTGGTTGTCAGGTTGTGAAATGTATCAGACCACTTTAAAGAACCATCAGCAGCGAAGCACTCAGCGCTATATACGCCAGAAGCTACTACGTTATCTTGTTGTCCTGCATTACGGGTAACTGTTGCATCAACAGAGTCACCGATTTTTGCTTTATCAATATTGCTCATAATTACTCCTAGTTTAATCTAATAATGGCGTTTGTCGCCGTTGGTGTTGGAAATGTTACAGTAAAAGTACCTGCTGCAGTATTTGTTTTATCTGACCCAAAATCTAGTACCGCAACCGCCGCATTAGTGTTGCTATTATATATTAAAGCACACCTAGCAGTAAAGGAAGCTGGGTTCCAAATAGCGTTAGCAAATGAAATAAAAGCCGTATTATTAGTAGTATCGTATGTAGGTGTTTGAGAAATAGTTAAGTTTTGACCACCAATAGTGTAACCAGCCCCCGTAATTTCACCGGTTGTTGTATAGGCTATAGTATCAGGAGTTAGGTTTGCTAAACTGGTATAAAGGGCAAGTTTGTACGTGTACGGGGTTCCAACAGCAAAGTTCTCTAATCCACTTAAAAGGTTTTGTTTAAAAATGTTACATTGGCCTTGAGAAATCATGGGTTAACCTTAATAGAAGCCTGTCCAGCCCTATAAGCATCATTACGCTCTAAACCTGTTCCAAGGCGGTTCAATTGACTCATTGCCTCAGTATACATTTTTTCGTAATACCCAACCATATCTTGCTCACCCTTCATAAACAAAACGGCTTCGCGCATAGCGCCATAAAGCAATACAGGGTCATAGTTATCACCAAGCCAACTTGTACCATCTGGGTTATTAACCGCAGTAACTGTAAAGGTAAACCCAGAGCCAGTACCGCCAATGTACGATGTACTAGTAGTTAAAATATTACCTACAATATAGAAGTCACCACCATTTGTTATATCTACTTTAGTGACTTGCCCACCAGAAACAGTAATGTTCGCAGTAGCTCCAGAGCCCCCAGTACCCGTTAGAGGAGTTAAAGGTACGTTTGCATAAAACCCATTTGTATATAAAGTACCCCCTATAAATGTACCTGTACCACCAAGGGCGCCTTGAACAATAGAAATAGGATAGTAAAAATAATGTAACTCAACGTTATAGCTTGTATCTGGAGTAGGAGCCAGTATAAAAGAAAGCTCGTTTGAGTTGTTATATTGTGGGCCAAATAAAGCATAGTATTTAGGGACTGATTGTGGAGTACCTTGGTATGTAGGAGATACATATACAGCGCTTGGGTAGGCTTCACGCAGGAAGTTTACATCTTTATTTAGTAAGTACTGGTAGTTATTAGTAGAGTCAATAACCGCTAAAGAATATGTAGCCAAGTAATCATTTGGTAAAGATAGATACTGGTTTCCAGCCGTGAGCGTGCCAGTAACGTTTTTACGCAATGCGGGAATCTGAACACTATTATAAATCCTATCTTCCGCTTCTTGAACGAAACGTGGGATATTGCTTACAAATAGCGGTTCGGAGTTCTCGCTGTAATCAATGATGGCTTGATATAACTGAACGTAGTTCAAGATAAGCCTTTAAGCTAAAGGACCGCGTGAGGTATAGCCTTTTACAGCAGCGCCAAAACCACGCTGTTTAACGCCATCAGTTTTAACTTTAGCTGCTGGGGTCTTGCTAACATTGGCTATTGAAGGCTTAGACTTGTTTAAATACTCAACACCAGTTTCGATAGAAGAAGCAGGTAATCCACCGCTTACTGGGTTTCCACTCATATTATGTGGAGTAGCGTATTTTTCAGCGGGTAGGGTATTTTTAAGGCTACCGACTTTAATAGAAGGGCTATTCTTTTTTGTAGGTTTAATTTCAGCAGCCATGATTATTTTCCATTCGCTTTTAATTTAGCAAAGTTACGACCAACGGCTTTCATAGCATCGTTAGTCTTACCACCGGGGCCTTTAATACTTTTTTCCCAAGTTACCTTTTTGCCATCATCACCAAGGTTTTTACCTTTAGTTTTACCTTTTGATTCAATACCATCGCCTTTTACCATGTCCTACTCCTAATTAATTGTTACTGTTCCAACTTGCCCATTAGCTACCAAAGTGTTTGGTGTCTCATTATAATCAAATTTCATGCCCACAGGGAACCATCCCCATTGTATCTGTCTACTACCACCTGCAGGGGTTCCATCTTCTAAAACATTTATACCAGTAGTTAAATCTACTTGTAACCCAGTTAAACCAGATTGGTAAT